TGGGTCCTGCGGCGGCTGCGGGTGTCGTGTCCGAGCAAGAGAGCAAGCTTTTCCTGAAGGACGTATTTGACACCATCCAGGCCGATTGGAAGAAGCCTATGACAGACCGTCTTATCAGTACGCTCATTCCCAACCTGTTCGGAGGCCAGTCAATTATCCACCCGGTTGTAGCGGAAAAGCCCATGCCTCCCGCCGAGGCACAGGTGCTGGTTCGCGTTCTTCCAGCTCTCCTCCCTTCAACATACCCCATGTCGACCCCGCCCGTTGCGGCAGCTGCGGTTCAGAAGGCCCCGAAGACTGCCAAGGCTCCGCAGGACGACAAGAAGATGGACGATATCAAGGCTGCATGCCGGAAGCTCCTCGCTCCTGGAGGGGGTCGGCGGCGGACGCTCAGGCGGAAACGCCTACCCCGACTTTACTAAGTGCCTCTTGGCACGCAAACTGCTCAGCCTTCTTGCGAGTTGTTCCGACTCCTGTTCCATAGACTCTGCCTTCCACAAGCACTGCCACAACAATCTCATTCTTCTTCGGGTCATTTGACATCATTTCATAGACTGGCGTGCACTTGAACTCTCGCTGACAGTACTTCTGAAAGATATCCTTGAAGTTGGTGGTCGATGCGACAATCTCATCCACATCGAGGTATGTCTCCATAACACTGGTCACAAAGGCATAGACAACTGCGAATCGGTTGCCACAATCCGTCCACAGGGCCCCGAGAAAGGCCTCAAAGATGTCGCCTAGCTTCTTGGTGTTGGACCTCCCAGCAATCGCCGCCGAATCCTCATTGTGGCGTGAAATCACGTAGAATCGATTCAGTCCCAACTCCTTTGACAGCCCTCCGATACGGTCATTGTTGACGAGCTCCTTACGGGCGTCCGTCAAGAATCCCTGCTTCTTCTCGGGGTACTTCTTTCGCAGATACGTCGCGATGCAAGCTCCGAGAACAGCATCACCTTCGAACTCCAAACACTCGTAGCTCTCATCTTGGAGGGGCATGACACCAGACGGACAGGGGGCAAGAACAGCCGGCTCTCCGTCGGGAGTGGTATAATCAGTCCTGCGTACATAGGTGGTGTGAACCATGGCTGTCTGGAAGACCTTGCGATTGCCAACTCGATAATGAGGGAGTCCATGACGGCGAAGAATGCGGTGGATGTCATCCTCAGTAAAGAATCGATTGGAGGCATTGTAGGGAGAGTACATGGGTTGAGTTCGCTCCTTCGCGGTAAATTCGTTTTTGTCGACCACATACAATGGCAACAACTCGCCGGGCCCGTGGTGGTTTCCTCGGTATCAAGAAGGGTATCAAGGCAGTCTTTCAAACCAAGAAGCAGAACAAGCTCATGTACAAACTGTCCCGCAAACGCCAGCTCAAGCGGACACAGGTTGCGGCTGAGATGAGTCGCCGCAAGCACCTTCAACGAATCGCCGAGCGTCGGGCCAATATCGAAAACGCCGCCTACTAACAATGGGACAGTGTCATTCCTCCTTTGCCTATAATGTTGTGCGGACACCTGAGACCGCACCCCCACTTGAAACCTGTATCGTGGATGTCGCAGCATGTCGCTACGAGATCCCAACGCACACGGATATGGCCGTCTGTTTTGTCTTCTTCAACTCGGCACGGTCGAAGAAGATGCTCATGAACTACTTGTACATAGTTGAAAAGCTGAAGTTCGCGAAGATCCCGTACTACACGCTGGAGCTGCTCTTTGATGACCACGAACCCGAAATCAAGGAGGCGGTCCATGTCCGGAGCAAGAGTGTGCTGTTCCATAAGGAGACGCTCTGCTCTCTTTTGGAGGCCCGGGTTCCGCGGAGGTTCACCAAGTTGCTCTTCATGGATGCTGACGTTATCTTCGGCCACCCCGGCTGGTATGACGAGGTTTCGCGGTTACTGAACACATACGAGGTGGTTCAGCCCTTTTCCACCTGCGTATGGCTGGATAGCACGTACACAAAGGTAGTCCAGTCTCGCCTGTCCGTCGCGTACATGAGTCGTACGAACCTGTACAATCACAATTACCATCCGGGTTTTGCGTGGGCTTTCCAGCGAGGGTGGTTCCGGGAGGTGGGATTCTACACGGAGGGCATCACGGGAAGCGGTGACACACTCTCAACCGCCGCCTGGATGGACATTAAGTTTCCCACTGGATATGTTCACCCGTCATTGGTCCCGTCGTATACTGAGTACGCACGAATGACGCTGCCCAAACTCGCATGCTCGACAGGCACACTCTATCACATGTGGCACGGCTCGGCCAAGAACCGCAAGTATGTCGACCGCCACCGCATCCTAGATGGTATTCGCGACGTGAGGTCGATTCTGGAAACCAACGAGGACGGTGTGCTCGAGTTAACCGACCGCACAGTCGACACAAAGATGCGAGAGTACTTTGCCTCGCGAGAGGATGATGGGGTTTAAAGATTTTCTCCGTCCCATACATATCGATTGATGCGAAAACAGCTATCTACATTGGCACTTCAAGTGGTTGAGCGGCAAAGGCAGTTATCCGTTGCGGTGACGCGAGTCCAATATGGATTCATGCCCCGCGAAAATACCCTTGAAGCGTCGAGACACCTGAAAGACATCAACGCCATGCTACGCGAGATCGAAGAGTCCCTTCAACCCGCTTTCTCACACGCAACCCAAAAAACAGAATGAGTGAGTTCTTCATCGGTGTGGCTGTCGCCTTTACGGTCTGTCTTTGTGGCTGCATGGGTGCGGTGCATGTATTGGGCCGCTATGGCGACGTTACCGTGACAATTACGCATAACCCAGTTTACTCAGCGGGATCTGATGAGCCCGAAGACCCAGTGGACTTCAGCTCGAACCCAAAGTCGTCAGCCACCAGCCTCGGCTCGTGACGGCGGATAATCTCCTTCATCACTTCAGATCCACGATCGCCCAGAATGTCCTTGAGATATATCTCCAGGTCCTTCTTGGACAGCGACCACCCCTTCTTCCACTTCTGTGGACGCTTGACATTGAACGTCATCTCAGACTCACGCAGGAGAATCTGGTCGGGCAGGTCAGTGTGAGCATACAGTGCAGCTAAATCCAACTCGACCGTACGCCGGGTGTCGCGAAGTTCCGAAACATCCGCATTCAGTTGGGAGATGTCCTTGTTCACGCGAATGTACCTAGAGAGAATTGCCTTCAGAGTGTCCATGTGTCCTACTCTGCGGTATAGAAAGTATCCGTTTTAAGCAAGCGAGTCTATGTTCCTCTTTGACCAGAAGGAAATTGAACGGTTACGGACTGTCTACAACAAGGAACATCCCAAAGAACGAGAGATCAAAAGAGGCGATACGGAGGCGGTGTGGGGTCAGCTGAAACAGCGGCTACATGCCAAGTGTCGCACTGGCGACCCTAGCTGTATTGTGTCTTCCATGATGAAGCGACCTCGTGCACCTGCTTCGTGGGCAGACAACCAGTCCGAATGGCTCTCGTCTGACGACATTGACAAGCTTGAACACGAATACGAGAAGGTGTTCGAAGACTACCATTTCGTGGGTTGTGTACCGATTGACTTTGACCTGAAGTCGGAGACGTCCAAGTGCATCGTGTCGACACTCTGTTCCATGAAGCTGGCCACTCTGTATGCGAAGGGATGTCGTCGAGTGGGCATTGTCTTCAACACGGATGTCCACGATGGACCGGGACAGCACTGGATTGCCGCGTTCCTCGATATCCGTCCGGAGCTGATGTACCCTCGCATGACGTACTTTGACTCGTATGCCCACAAGCCCGAGAAGGAGATTCAGCGTCTGATGTTCCGGTGGAAGGACCAGTGGGACGCACTTGGTGGCCCGCCCATGAAGCTGACCTACAATGCGACTCGCCATCAGTTCAAGGAGTCTGAATGCGGCATGTACTGTCTTCACTTTCATTACGCGTGTCTGATGGGTCTGTCTATGGGTGAGCGTATTTCAGATGAGAAGGTGAATGCTGAGCGGTTTGGGCCGTTGTTCAAGGCTAAAAAAAAGGAAGACTAAATCAATGGAAACACTCATTGCCGTGGGAGCACTCGTGGCTGCGGGGTATGTGATGGCGGGAGCTGAAACGCAACCGCGTGAGTCCCGGGACCATACGCTGGTTGAGTACACAGTTCAGGGTAGCACATTCGAGGACCTCTCGGGTGCCCTTGCCAAGGGATATCGCCTTATTGAGCTTCATATCTACTCCGATGCCCAGGATGAGCCAGTGGTTGCTCTTCAGTCCAACTATGACGAGGTCGCCCACCGCTCCTTCGTCTCATGCTGCGAAGTGATTGTGAATGAGGCCTTTCCGTCCGATGACCCGCTCATTCTGAGCCTGGTCCCACACACGGACAAGAGTTTCACACTGAACCGCGTGGCTCACCACCTCAAGACAACGGTCCGGAAGCACTTTACTGAGGGTGATGTGGAGACAAGGTCGTTAGATTCTCTGGCCAACAAGCTCATTCTGGTGTCGGGCAATGAAGTTCGCGGCACAGAGCTTGAGCCGCTTATCAATCTCTCCTGGAACGAGAGCCGTCTGCGTCGCCTGACCTACCAGCAGGCCTCCCATCCTCGCGAGCCGGAGGAGCTGCGTGCCTTCACAAAGTCAAAAATCGTTCTTGTCGCACCTGACCAGGCCTTTTCCAAGTTCAAGGTCATGGACGACGTTCATGCGTATGGATGTCAGTGGAATCTCTGTCCTGGGTCTGGTGTGGGTTTTATTCCTCGCGGTTAAACAAAAATGACGAACCCTTGGCTCGCTAAAGTGAAGTCGACGATGGCGGAGATGAAGCGTCGTGGCACGTACAAGAAGGGCGATGGCATACGGAAGGTCATCATGGAGGCGAAGAAGACGTACACGAAGTCTTCGAAGTCGACGGGCAAGAAGGCTCGCCACACTCGCCGTCACCGCAAGAGCCGCATGTCCGTGTTTTAAACAAACACAGACCGCATAACCAGAAACGTCACGAACAGGAAACACACCAAGTACACTTTCATACACAGAGTGGTTTCTTCAGCCATCTGTTTAGGTAAGTAGACCTCCACCAGCGATCCGTCGAGTTCGTGCAGGGTCACGCTGTTTCGTAAATCCTCCATCGTCCAGTCGTCGGCATGTCTTTCCGTGGTAGGTTGATTTGGCACATCCACTCTTGTAGTATGCGACATGATGTGTGTATCCCTTGAAGGTGCGGATACTCGAGTTCGTTTTCACTGCGAGACGTCGGAGCAAGCCATACATCCAGTGAAGGTACCCAGACCGAGACGACAATGCCATGGGATGCGACTCCATGTACTTGACGACAACCTTTCGCAGCTCGGGAAAGGGGTACGTCTTTCGCAGTGACCGGAGAAAGAGCTGCTGGACATTGGTCTGGTCGTAGTCAGGCTTCTCAGGGTAATTGTAGGCAATCGAAAAGAGAAAGTCACGACCCGGAACCGCGTGCGGCTTCTTGCTCAGAAGGTCCGCGTATTTCTTGTGAACCTCTTCGTAGGTCGGGTCAGTCTCGGGCAGAATCACCGCAGGATCGGTCTTGGCTTGCGTCGTTAGCTTGTGGTTCACCTTGCGGTGAATCTCGTACAGCCAGTGTCCAGCATCCGCCTTTGGAGTCAATGGGTGTTCAGCCATAAAGTTGGCCGTGCTTTCACGGCAGAACTTACAGGGGAGAATACGGCTTATCTGAGAAAGTGTGAGCGACGCGGAAGGCGAACCTTCGGCGATAAGGTGGAACAGCTGCCACGCACTACTTCCCCAGTATCTAGTATCCATATTGTATTCAACGTACATCTTTCTTGGTCAGCCACACAGCGATTTGTAGAGTCATGGCTGCGTCGGATACAGGGTTGTGTGCCTTGCCCACAGGAAAAGCCGTCTTCAACGCCGGGTCTAACTCCTTCGCAATGCATGAGTACGTGCCTTCCAGCTTTGCCGTGCCACACCTTTTGTTGAACTCGGGATTGTGTTTCGCAATATCGACAATACCAACCGGTGGATGATAGACAATCTTCTGTCGAGAGCATGCGGACTTTAACGCTTTCAAGTCCATATCGCCCTTCACAATCACCACGGATTCCGAGACCATCTTCATGAACCCCGTCAACCAGGACGCAGGCTTCAAGTGCGGCTTGACCAGTTTATCGGCAAAGTACGCAGTCACAATGTCATTCTGACCAAGAAACTCCGGTGCTGTCCGCTCCGTTTCTTCGAGAATGTCGAGCACCACGGCCGTTGGAGGCGTCACGGTGGAGAACTTGGACGATACGCGGTTCAGCTGACCGGGCGGCGGGGGCAGCACTGCGAAGAAGGGGGCGGACCGTGTCCACGCATCCCCTGTCTTCTTCAGATGGTATCCGCCGATTTCGCGAGGCAGAAACTGCTCACCGAGGTGCCAAAACTCGCAATCAAACGCGAGGATGGAGGTCGCCTTCCCGGCTAGTTTATCCAATCCTGCGTTGCGTATCTTCATTATGACGTCAGCTGAAAAACATTCTGGATAACTCAATAAATGCTCGATACCAAGGATATCATCATTCTGACGGCGTCGTTTTACCTCGGAACGGTCGTGGCTTCGTTCTTCAAGTCCTTGAATGACGGTATCCTGGTGCCGCTCCTGGCCCCGGCCGCCGCGGCGGGCAAGGGTGTGTCGGCATTCTCCATCAAGGTCGGCTCGGCGGACCTCAAGGTCGGTGCGGTCATCGGTGAGCTGGTGAACCTCATTGTCTCCTTCGCCCTGGTCGTCTTCACCATCGGCCTCCTCCGCACGTATGTGCTGGGCCGCATCGGTGCCGCTCGCCACCGCGGTGCCGGCGATGTGTAAGCGACCGAAGGAAGCGTGAGTAAAAACCTAAACTAATAACAATGTCTTGGCTTCCCGATTCCGTAACATCCGCATGGACAACCGCGACGGGGGCTGTTTCATCTTCATTTGATTGGGTGAAGTCTAAGGTATCTCCGGCTCCTGCTCCCGCAGCTCCGGCGATTGTCGGTGCTCGTCGCCGCCG